TCTGTATCCATGTCCCGTCAGACGGTTATAGAACATGTCCTGCTCATGCATGATTTTAAGTTCGTCAGTACTCCAATCGGATGCCGGCAGGTTCTCCAGCGTGGGATCGTAGTCAAAGAACCACAGAGTGTATTCTTTATCCGTCTGTTCTTTGACAAGGTCCATGTTCGCCTGCAAGTCATTAATGGTTTCATCCACATCTTTCCCTGTGGCCTGATTGATGAACTTAGCGGATATCTCACTCAGTACAGTGTTCAGGTCAATAAGCGGTTCCGGCATCGTGTATGAGTTGATCCCTTTATATATACGAATGTAGGGACCGCCGGGCGTTACACTATCCCATAGGATCGTGCCTTGCCTTTCAGGATTTGTTTTGTTGCCAAGATGCACGATGCTGTCGCCTGCCAGGGGATCGTCACTACCTGATATACAGTCACTCTTGGACAGGTCTATGTAATCATCACCGATGCCGACAACCGCACGCCAGTAATAGTGGTTTCCACTTTTGAGATTGAATGTCTCGCAGTTTGCCAGGTCATCTACGACAAACGGATTATAGATGGCCCTGCCTTCCGCATCCGTGGTCCGGAAGTAACATCTCCAGAAGGTTCCTTTATCCTCCACCTTGTTACAGATAATACCATCTGAGTTATATTGCTTGCCACCTACATAAGTCGCCTGGTTAACTTGCAAGCTCTCAACATTCAAACGTTTGCGGATATCCACGAAGTCAATGTCTAGATGATAGTTGCCTTGCTCATCCTTATAAATACCGAAGCCGGTGCTACCGGTTGCAAAGTTGCTGGACAGTATGTCACCGACAAGCTTTATCTGTTCGAGCGTGGATGTCCCCTTCGCATTGATACCTTCAAGGAAGGTCATCAGCTTCTCAATCGTTTCAGCTATGTCTTTTCGTACATACCGATCATCATTGTCGTTGTTGCTGCCGATAATGGCAAGCTTGAAATGTTTCTTACCGTCAGTTTCAGGGATGCTGTCATCCTTTACGAGTTTATAGATCATTCCATTCTCAATGACGGAAACTACTTGTCCGGCATAAGGAACATAAGCCTCCGTGTCTGTATTACGGGCATAAACACGGGCTTCCTCCAAGGTTTCCCATACATCTGTCGAATCAATCGAATAAGCATTTACACGCTTATATCTGCCAGCGAAACTATCCCCTTTTATATTAAGTGCCATAATCAGTTCGTTTTAAAAGTGAAATTATCCGTCTCGGTGCTTGTCGTAGCCGTACTGAATACATACATTGTATATTCCAAAGGAGCACTTCCGTTAATACCTTCAACATTGATCTTTCGCGGAGAAGCTGCGGAATCCAAATCCATGAAGTTATATTGGTATCTCTCCAGTGAAACATCCTTGATGGTACCGTTTGGAATACAGATAACGAAAGTCTTATAATTGTTTATCATAAATTTGTATGCACCTGCCCCCTTATACAGCCCGCTGCCGGAAAGTGCCCGTACCTCCGCCGAACTCGCAGGAATTGAATTACAAACTCCGGCGAACCACTTACGCCTCACATTTACACTGATCGTATTGTTTATAATCTTTCTTGATATATTCCCGTCTTCACTGGCACTATATATAACTGTTGCCTTATATGTCTCACTTTGAGTATATATACCTTCCAACTGCCTTACAGCCGTTTGTACACCGCCTATTTCTTCAGAGAAATTCAACTTATTATTAGATGCATCGTCATAAAATGCCGCTTCCATAGGACCTTGACCATTCCTAATAGCAGTATATGTTATAAATCCTTTTTGACTACCGAATTCGACGTCATTTGCTGTTGAGATTTTACTCTTCAATTCTCCTGTTGATTTTTGCGATACCATTTTAATGAAAGCATCCTCTATTGTAGTTCCAGATAAAATGATATCACCTGCCTTATAATAACCGATTTTATCGATCGTAACCATCACATCTTTTGAGAACTTTGTTACAGCATCCACTCCATCATACTTCTTCCCTATTTGCTCTGCTACATAGTCATTAATAGCTCCAATAGTTGTCGTAGACCAATTCTCTGAATAAGGGTCCTGGATTGGAAATAATGCCCCCTCGGACAAAAGCAGACGAGGGAATTCAACAAGTCGAGGGGGCACTGTAAAAGAACCGACTTCAGGCACTACAATTTCAAGTGCTTCCGATGGAAGGTCAGTTCGAGGAAGATTCAAGAATGGTTTGGCATCAGCGTATTTATAAGTAAAAGTATAGTTGCTGGGCAACTCCTTATCTGTATAAGACACATTACTTTCTACCACTATGATAGAACGAAAATATGAGTTGATATAAAGATACTTTTTCAAGGAAGGGAAAAAGTCCAATAACCAACGGCGTTCTTTCATGTTCAGATATCCTGTATCTTTTTGAAACTTTCGAATAGTATCGACACGATATTCAAGGGAAACATCTTCAATTTCAGCTATATTATGTGTATGCTCTCCCGTAAAATCCGAAGAGCCATAAGCCCGAAACGTATCGATACCTCCTAATGAGTTCTCAAAAAGCACCCATTGTTCGGCTTCCGACTTCATATCCGAAGCATAGTACCGCTGTACATAAGTCAAACGCTCTCCATTCAAGTTTTCAATCCACACGTCATAATAAGCAGGCAGTCTATGCTCCAGCCTTTCTGCTACTGAAGCATATTGTAATGGAATAGTATATGCTTTTCCTGTTTGTAATTCAGCAAGATCAATATCATTTTGAGAAATGACATTGCCCGACTGATCAGTAAAATAAGCATGAAGCTTTGCTTTACAGTTTAATGTTGCATAATAAGTAAGAAATTCCGGAGAATAATAAGTAACCGGCTTTATGCTTGGCTGCCAAGTCAGAAAATTCTGCGTAAGAAAGTTCGTTGCTGAATCTGCAAGCATATCAACACCGGTACGAATAGCCTGAAATGTCACTTGCGTGCCTGATATTATAGCCTTAAAAGTAGACACCAAAGAAGGTTGTTCATATATCACCGATGAGTTTTTGAACAAGAAAGACAAACGTGCATGGACAATATCCTTTATATTGATGATAACAATACCATCTGCACCCGGAGAATAACTCCGGGATACAACATCTTCCCCACCCTGTTGGAGTACGAAAGAAATTGTATCCGTAGTACCGATACGAAACTCCTTAATATTTCCGCTTAATGATAAAGCATCAGGTTTCTGTAAAATGGTCATAGCTCTTTTTTATGACGAAATTAACGGAAGCATGTAGCAAACTAAAGGACAGAAAACATATCAATAAGGAGACTTTATCGGAGTAAGATTAGCCACAACGCGATAATAATTTCTTTTTCCTTGTCTGTCATCCCAACAGGCTGCGTATGATCGCTCATAATATACCCCTCCTGCAGCAACCTGCTCCTTGGTTGGAAATGGAGGGTAAATAGCAGGAAGAGTATTGCCGCTTCTAGCAGCTGATATTTCGAACTTAATTAGTTCTGCATTATATTCAGCTTCTGAGATATCATATACGTTTCTATTTAATCTCCAGCAAACAGCATCATCCCTAAGTGGAAATCGTTTTTCCTCTGCAATGGCTGAGTGTACCGGTTCGTACAAACGGGTCGTATAAAAACTGGATTCAGTCGGTTCATTATCTCCCCCGATACAATATTTAAGCTTATCGATAAAAAGTTCCTGACCGTTAATGATCACTTTTCGATGTGAAGGAATAGTCATCTTTTGATGATCAGACAATAAGATATCACCTTTAACCTCATGCATTGAATTTCTCAGCAAGTCATCCAAAGAGCGATAAAACTTCTCATAGATTCCGTCGGGACCATTGTATAGCAATGAATAATCAGCAAACTTCTCTTCACTATTCTTGTAATTTGTATTTGTCCCGATATTATATCCATCAGTTCCTTTATAGATTAGACTTAGCATTGGGGCCTGCTCTTTATTTGATGCCGTTTCATCAGGTTCGGCATCTTCACTTTCTTCGGAGGATGACGAGTTAATTACTAAGGTGGAATTTAACGAACGGCCTTCTCCAATATAGGGAACATAAACCAGTGAACGTTTATCTCTTAGGGCGGAAGGACGGTCCGAACTTGGAAATGTTTCAAAGACCAAAGAGAACATGGCATCAGGACAAGTAATTTTCTTCTCCTTCAATGAATTATCTCCATCTAAATAAGGAATATTGGCAGAGCATATACATTGTTTTACCGTAGAATCATCTGTAAATCCTATGCGGTAATATTCTCCTGTAAGTGGATATAAGCAGGCATTAGGATATTTAGCTTTCAGATCTGAAGTGGAATCATAAGTATCTCCCTCATCTGAAATAACGCTTTCGGAGGAAAGATTTACTTTTTGATATTCCGGCACATTAAACTCAAGTCCGGAAGTTAAGCAATCGGTCAGATCCGTCTCAGCTTTCATTCTAGATACATCATTAAAAAGCTCTATTGCCACAGTCCTCGTCACTTCGTCCGGAATAAATTCACATAAGAATTTCTTTCTAAATACATTCAGGATAGTATTGCATTTGCAATCCGGGACCAAGTGCGAAAGCAATATAGTGCCATTTACAAGAGAGTCGATGGTATTGTTGACAAACACCATCGACTTAAATGGTTCGGTCACATCGAAGAAGTTCTCCAGCAAAGTATAACCGAAGAAAGAAAATATTCTCCTCAAAAGGTAAGGTGCACGAATAAACGGACTCATATAATACCCCGGATCCAATTTGATTTTAACATCATCCACCTCCTCGACACGTGGAAACACATTATAAAAGTCAAGAGTCCCTGTTTTAGTCCCTTTGATATAGCCTTCACTATCCATAAATTCAAGTCGGTTTATATAGCGCCGTGCATTATCAAAATCGACAAATACCGGGAATATTGAAAACTGAGGATGTTCGTTCGTTAATAGTGATCGGCAAAAATCAATCCCTTGCTGTACCGTCTTTACTCCCGGAATTGTTTCATCTGCAAAAACGTCCCGTAACGATGCTTTAGATATCTGAGACAGGAATGACCCCTCGTTCAGATAAAATGATGTAGAAATTGTACTCTTACGCTTAACAGTCAAGATAGCCTGTCTGCATGCCGAGAAATATTCACCCGATGAGATGGTAGCCTGAATATCAGATGGCAGCTTCCGCATCCCTGTTATGTCCGGATAGCCCAACGCTTTCTGATTCCAGTCCGAATCAGGTATATCAACCGGCAATGTCTGTTCTCCCCATTCATTGAAAAACAAGTTAGGACGTTCAACCTCAAGCTGTGTGCCGGGAGTAAGCTGGTAAGCTATTCCCGTTTTAGCATTCGTGATTTTCATACTTTATCCTTTTGATCCGATTAAACGACTGCGATCACGGAGTGTCTGTTTCTTTTCAAAGTCACTTAGAGCAACAGACGCATTAACTCCCTTCTCATCAAGATTAATAATAGCTTGAACAAACTTTTCCATGAGCTGCGGTGGCAATGCCGCACCACTTCCGTCATTTTTAGGACCGGGCAATGGATCCGGTTGAGAAATACTTCCTCCAGAAGCAAAACCTGCCATTCTTGAACGAATGACCTGATTTAGATCTAAAGTTCGAATGGTCCCGGCTTGCTGCGACTTATCAATCATATCAAGAATAGGGGCTACAGTCGGATTATCTACGGCGGCATTACTGGCCACCCATTCCTTTGACTGCCCAGCCGGTCCTTCTCCCACGATTACTGTCGGCTTGTCTATGAATCCACGCGCATCCGGATCATAGTCAGCATCGGCAAACAGCTTTCCATCCTGAGCACGACGTACATCAATCTTACCGCCATCTTCACGTCCTGTTGCAACCCGTTGCCCGGAACCTTTCGATGAACCGCTCCCACCGGAGAGAGTCATATTCTTAACCTTTTGTCGTTCAGCATTAGCCGAAGCAATCTGAGCAATACCCGTGACTCCCATGAGGGCAGCAGCTACAGCTCCGGCAATCGGACCAAGATCGGCGAAAGCCTTCATTATAGATACGGCAGTATCAGCGATGATTTGTGAAGTTTTGATAGCGAAGTTTACATCTGCATATTTCTTCTGAATATCCAGTTTCTTTTGAGCCTTCTCCTTCTCCAGGCGTTCAACCTCTTCCGTATTGCCCTGTGCCGCTTCAATCTCCGCATCATATTGAGCATCTACGTTATCCATTTCAGCTTGTTGCAATGCCTGAACAGCACCGGCAAACAAATCTGAATAATAGTCAAACTGCTTTTTAAATGAATCACGTTTCAGATTTTGAACAGCCTGTTCATGTTCCTCATGAGTAAGAGTCTCATTGTCCAGATATTCTTGCAGTTGCTGAAGCTGCATATCATACTGTTGCTTTTGATTTAAAAGCCCATACTGATTCCGAATCTGATTAATACGGTTCTCACTATCCTGAACTAACTGTTCTTTTGCTTTCAGGTAAGCAGCATCAAGTTCCTTGGTATCAACATTCTCTTTTTCAGCAAGTGCCTTCCGTGCCTGATAAGTCGCATCCAGCACTTTCATTTGTGCCTGCAAATCTTCTCCGACTGTAGTGAGTTTAAACTGACTCTTAAAATCCTTAGTCAGATCATTCATTTTAGTCTGAATAGCCGCACGTGCATTCGCCGCTTCCTGATCAGCACTAAGTACAGCATCATTTGCCTTTTTCACGGCATCGGCTTTCAACTTGCCATTCTTCAGTTCAAGATCATTAATGTCATTCAGATATCGTTCTTCAATAGCCAGCCGAGTCTCCGCACTGGCTGTATTCAAAGAAAGTATCATCATATCATACTGTTCCTGAGTGATACGTTTATTCGCTAATTCACCAGTCAAGAAGATTTGTTGAGACTTGGTTACCTCCTGTTCTCTACTTAAATCTTCCTGACGCAGTTTCTCAACAGCAGCGACCTTCTGTTTCTCCATTGAAACTTCCGTATCGATCAACTTAGATTTCGCATCTACTATTTGCTTTTGATATTCAGATTTTTTTGCAGACTTCGTAGCACTACTTTTGAACTGCTCAAGCAGTTTGATCCGCTTATTATAATAGTCCTGATCAGACTTAAGAATAGCCAAATTGATTTCTTCTTCCGCTTGTTGCTTTTCACGACCGACTAAACGAATCTCATTTATTTCCGCTTCATGATCAGATTCTTGATTCTTGAGTGCAACAGCATTCGGATCTGATTTATCTTTCTCTGCATTAGTCGACGGGAAACGCTTATTATAAATCTCTTGAGCTATTTCCTTGTATTGGTCAGATGCGTTCTTCTCATCCTTTAGCCATGCTGATAGCATGGATTTATTCATGCTATTGAATCTAGCTTGAGCAGCTGTTAAATCTTCCTGTGACTTAATCTTATCTTTGACAATTTTCTCTATACCGTCTCCAGATATCATGTCGAGTTGCGCATTGATACCGGCTAGATCCGTCTTTAGTGCTTCAATTCTTGCCGCATTAGCATTTATTTCCGCATCAGTCATCTCGCGCATACCTTGATCCTGAGTATTCCCATATCCTGTTCCACCGGCCCAAACTGTCCCTTTTTCATTTTGAATTATCAGTGAGTCCATTTCTGCCTGCGCTTTTTCCCTCTGAGATTGCAGATTCTTTATTTCTTCTTTATGAATAAAATTCAGACGGGCTTTCTCAGCATCTATATAATCATATACTTTCTGTGTATTAATAGAAATAACATCCCCATATTGATTCCATTCAGAAATGGCAGAAGGAACAATACTGGATATACGCTCGATCAATGAGTTCAGTTCCTTTTGTTCTTCAGCATTAAGATCAACTTTTCCAGCAAGTTCTTCATAGCGTTTTGTCATCCCAGGCAGAGTTGTCTCTAAATCAACAACCTTCTCTAACTGGTTCTCAAAAGCATCTGACAAAGGCTCAAATACTTTCGTTATATCCCCGACAAAGTCCGTAGCCCAAGAAAGTCCTTTTTTGAAGAAACCTTCCATTCGCTTACCAATCGTATTCCATAGATTATCTAAAGTATCCTTCAGATTAGACTCCATTCCCTCAAGTTCTTTCATCTGAGTACCCATTGATCCAGCAATACCGTCTAACTGTCCCAAGCTCAGCATATAATTCTTTATAGCTTCCTCGGAATTCTGCACTTCTGTAGTGACACCTCTGAAAGTGTACTTAACTGTATTCCCACTTTTACTTGCCTTGATACCGAACTCTTTCAAACGTTCATTCTCCCCGGTCATGGCATCAAGTATCGCCTCTATGAGCTGATCTACGCTCTTACCTTGGGATGCAGCCAAGTCACCAATATTCGTAAGTTCCGAGGTAGTAGGCTTAATTCCCCTGTTGACAAGTTTAATATAAGCCTCTGTCCATTCTTGAAGGGATCCCGGTGTATCGGCAGCAAGCTTTTGCAACATCTTCATTGCAGTAGCAGCCTTTTCCTGCGACTGAAGGGTATTACGAAGTACAGCTTCATATTTAGCAAACTCTTTTCGGGTGGCGTATGCATTTTTTGCAATATCCTTAAGATATCCTCCCAATTTGACGACAATAAAAGCTACGGCCACCGCCTTTAGTTTAGACAAAGCAGTTTGTGTCAGGTCAAACTCTTTTTCCACATTTTTGCCTGAACTTTTTAGTTCTACCATTCGAGACCGTACCTCACCCAACCTTTTATTTAGCCTGGCATATTCTTCCGGATCCGCAGCTTCCGACATATCATCAAGAGCAGCCGTTAACTCTTTAGCTACCTTCTTTAACTGCCTACCAGTCATGGCATTTATATCAAGAGAACGAGTGAGTATACTAATCTTATCATTATTGTCAGATACCTGATTAGAAAGTGACTTGCACTCCTTTTCTAAATTCTTATACTCCTTTGTACTCTTTTTCCCCTGAGCTTCAAGCTCAATCATAGCTTTACGTCGTTCTCTTTCTTCCTTCTTTAGCTCTTTTGTAGCTTTAATCAAATCATGTATTTCCTCTTGAGCTTCGCTAGAATCTGCGGAAACCACATACTTTATTTTGTCCTCAGACAGATGTTTCTTTCCCATATTACCAATTTTGAGACTGTTCATAGATTAATGCTTGCTCCAATTCCTTGCGAATAGAAGTACGAATCGCTTCATTGTAGCCATAACGGAGTTCCGGGAAAGTCTCATGGTAGAGTACTCCCCAAACTGTGCGATTATACAATGCCAGGTTGCTTCGAATATGACGAGAAATGCGATCATTTCCCCTCCGATATCGAATGTCAAGGTAACGGAGATACGGGAAAATACGAATGAAATATTCTTGCTTTCCTTCAGACTCCTGAATTGTGAATGGTCTGCGTTGTAGGCTTCCCAGCAACTTGCCCGAACGAGTATTCAGGTAAGTACGAACAACATTCTCTTGAGTCTCATAAATAAGATTGATACCTTGAGAAATGATATCATGCACAAATCTCTGTTTGACTAAATCTTCTGAAATCATATTCGCTGTTATTTTCAGCGAATGTAGCAAGTAGAAAAAGGAAGGTAAAGGACAAAAAATATCCGGAGAGGAAATCTCACTCTCCGGATACTAGCTTATTTGGAAGGTTTAAGTTCAAGCATCCACCGAAAGTCGCATCCCGATGCTCCGGGACGGTTCTGGAACTTAAATCCGGCATTTGTCATTGCCTGGAAGATCTGCTCTTTCGTGATATCAGCCGAAGGATCCAAATGCTTAATAGCAATATAAACTTCATCAGTAGAGAACCAATGAGTAGTATGTCGTGCATCAGATGCAGGACGAAAAGTTGCTTGTAAGCCAGCAATATAGATGCTGATATCGGTGATTTTCTGTTCTTGATTATTCATGATTCATAGGTCTTTTAAAAGATGATATATGTTGTGCCAGATAACGAAGATTACGTACAATACGAAGACAATCCTCATCTGATTCTAAAACGGCAGGGATACCTTCATCAATAACGATATCTATAATTTCGTTAATTTGATTCAATGTTTCTTCAACATAGTTTTCTTGTTGAAGAAACTTGATGGCACAAATAGCTTCGGGAGTAATAACAGCTCCATCAATGTTCGTTGCCATTGTACTATCCCTTTGATAGGTCACTATCTTATCGACGATTATTCCTTTACTTAAAGACATGACTGACCTCCTTTCTGAATTGAGATCGTCATATACTCTCCAGGAGCAACTTCGATAGAAGTTTTGTTACCCGACTGGGATACGAGGTAAGTTTCACTGTTTTCTGCAAGCAGATTAGCAAGTTTACTAAAATAATTCTGCAACTTGCTTACCGGCACTTGGACCGATTGATTTTTCTTTTTCATAACTGTATTTGTTTGACGTTTCGGCAATTATAAGACATAAGAACGGCCGCCGTTTCCCATGTCGTCAAACAAATACAGATTTCCGCCCGAGAGCAAAATTGTATGGGAAAGGCAGCCGCCTATTTCGTATATATCGTATTCCTAATATCGGGAATACGATTGGTAAGGGCATAAAAAAAGCCCTCGAATTTCGTGAGCATTAACCGAAGCTCGCGGCACGGAGAACACTCCGTATTTGTTTGACTTTGCAAATATGAGGATAATATTTGAATATGCAAAAGAAAAAACTAGAATTATTTATATACGTCATCCCATGTACCCTTTTGTTTCTCCTGTCTCTCTCTTAGCCTTTCTTTTTGAACTCTTTCTTGTTCCTTGTACTTACCTAAAAGAATTATACCATTCATTATAGATTCATCTGGAGCTAAGTCTTTTGTTAAAATATACCTATACGTTTCTGCGCCTCCTTGTCCCTTTATAGCAGAAGAATAAGCTGTGTGAAGCTTCCAGCCACGATCAGCCATATAATTAAGTGCAGTTATCATTGATAAGAAATCAATCACTTTCCCCTCCTCATCCACTATTTGATTATCATCTGAAGCTTTATAATAATATCCCTGTTCTCCAAAATCAAATGATATTTTAATACTTTTTCCTGAAAGACTCCCACTACCAATCATCTCACAATAAACAGTATGGACCTGAGCAAACGAAACAGTGCTGCACAATAATAGCAAAAGAAATATTACCTTTTTCATTTTGTGTGTTTTTAAAGTTATCCCACAAAGATAAGATTTGAAAAATAAGGAAACAAAAAAAGCGGAGTTTTTATTCCGCCTTTACTACACTATACCTTCTATTTAAGAATCATCTGTACTTTTAACTCACTTCATACGCTTTATGCTTAAAATTTGTATTAGGAAAGAAGTTTACTTTTAACTGATCAAATAAGGTTCCATCTGGACGAATATTCTCAAAAAAACCATAATCATCTAACCATAACAAATATTCTTTATTCCCATAAAAAACAACATTATAAAACATAACAAATAATTCTTCATTACTCATTTGGGCCTGTATTATATCAATATATTCTCGTTGTTGCTTTTCATTAAAAGCACTTTTGTGAACCAGTTTGATTATATGATATAAATGACGAAAATAATGCATATCAGAAGATATATCCACATGTGGAGATGGTTGATATCTTTCCTTTATAATTTTTAAAGCATCATTATATTTTAGTGCGCTTGAATAATCTGGTGATCGTAAACCTATTATACTACCTTTTCTATGTATAAAATGTCCTTTTCCTAAAGAGGCTAAAATTTCTCTCTGAATTTGTAACATATTAAAGAATGTGCTGTCAAATTGTAGTTTATAATTAGAAAAAGCCTGGTTCTCATTAGCTACAATCTGACTCCTATTGGCTATTACCTGATTCTTATATGCTATATAAATAAAGATCAAGGATATATAGGCAAACAAGGCCGTGATGCATGCAGAATAATCACTCCAATCCCTAAGTTCCTCTGATATATCGCTCCCTTTGAATTTTAAAACAAATAATATGAATGAAACTGATACTATCAACGTAAATAGCACAAAAAAACAAATAGCTATTCGATTCCAGATTGTTTTTTTCATGACTCCTCTTTTTTCTTTTCGTATTTTTCTAACTCATCAATCAATAACTCATAGCAATAGGTCATCTTATCAGATATCCAAATAAGATTCTCTTTCGTTAAATAAATCTCCATGTTCCCATCTGGTCTGTCAATCACCTTTAAGAACTGATTAAGCCTATGTATTGCCTCTATGTGACGCAGTTCATCTGTAACTCCGTCTCTATGCACACAAGCATTCCTTATTTGCAGAAAATCTTTAATACATCCCCAAGAGCCAATCCATAAAGAACTAAGTTCTAATCCCTTTGCAGATCGAATTGCTTCACAAGCACTCTCTATTACTCCTCCGTATGGAGGATCATAGCCTGGAGAAACTATTTGAGCTAACTCAACCATTTTCCTCTCAAACTGAGAATATAAATACATTAGTCCTGCATTTAATACACTTCTCAATAACCAAAAATTATAAACTTCTTTCTCCTCCATCGCAATATTAGCATAATCAGACTCATCTTGACAGGCTGCATAACGTTGGCTCAATTCTATTTCTTTATCATTAAACAGCTTCACATTATGATCTAAATACTCACGAAATGTACCGACTATCAATTTCCACCAATCTTTGAGATGCCAATATCTCCCCATTGTAATAGTAGTATCATATATCATAACATAAATATTATATCATTTTATACTAGTTATTGAAGGAGAATCCTCTATTATTTTCTCAACTATTTCTATTTTCTCAACATAATCACTAAGATTATTTTTCTTAAGCAAAACAATTAATCTATCTTTCAAAGTATTCAGTCCTGGGTTATATGATTGTATTTCAAACATTTTCTCTGCCTCTGCCCCCACCTCTGTACCTACAATTATACCAGTGGATGCTATTGCAATATAATATCCATATAAATAACTACTATAATCCTCATCAGGAAATATTGAAGCAATCTCTATAAACGACAATCTTTTATTTTTATCTTTTGACAATTTAACAGCGTATAATAAGAAAGTTCCTAAAGGAGAACCTGACAAAGCAATCTCTAAAGCCTGTTCTTCTGATATCTTATTGCTTGACTTATTTTCTCCTATTTCAGCAGAAGCTTTTAATATCCTTCCCTCTAACAACTTATTTACATTTTCTCCTATTGAATCTATTTTTTCTGTTTTATGATATATATCAATCAGTAATTCAGACAATTTATCAATTGATTTATTCACATCATTCGATATATTCCCCATCACTTTCGCCGATTCTTCTATTTTTTGAGGAGTATTTTTCAAAGTCTCATAGATTTCTTCAAACTTACCAGATGCCTTATTCATTTCAGCTATCGAAGAATCAATAGTACCAGGCACATCTTTTATTTCATCATGTAAATCCCGAAATTTATGAAGAAGACTATTTATAGAGTCACTAGATACTACTGACATTATAATAGCAATAACAGACAATATTATTGATGATATTGTAGATGCAAATGTAAATTGATCAGCCAACACTTTATTTGAGCAATGCATTAAAGCAAATTGATTAATTACAAAGAGGCTTATAATAATGATAGCACACCACAAATATGTCCTCTGATTTATTAATTTGGCAATCTCGCCTTTTAAAGGTTCCTCCTTCTTTTTCTCTTCCATTATTACCGAATAATTATATTTATAATATTTTTGTCGCAATATCAATCTGATATACACGCAAATATAAGTAATAATTTTTAATCTAAAGAAGATAATACAAAAAAAGGCTTCCCTTAAAGGAAACCTTTTTCATTTGAAAGCTGTGTTTTTTAAAGCGATGCTTCCTCAAGTGTCAATATCTGAACAATTACGAATTCAATTATATTATAATATTGTACTTCATACTATTATTATTATTTTTGTATCAAAATCAATGAGTTATGAAAGATGAATATAAATTAAAGCAGCTAGAAGACAGAATCAACGAAATTTCTGAGAATTTTGACATTCTACAAGATTCTATCAATCGGCTTCCAGCCATAATTTTAATATGTTTTTTATTGGGGACGATAGTAGGATTCCTCCTATAAACGATATTATCCCAATTATAATATTTAAGTTTTTAAGACGTATATTCCTCTCCTTAAGATAAAGAATCTCTCTTTGAGACAATTTCATTTTTTTCTGTTCCTTACAATATGCATCATAGGTACCATACAAATCAATTGCCTGATAACCTTTAGGCGTTATTTTAACTAGAGAATATATATCTGCAGAATCTTGTTCCTCTATCATTCCTTGCATAAAGAGACGCCGGCGTATCAACATAATTTTCTTATCAGTCTCTTCTACTTTTAAAGGAACTAAAATGTTATCCTGAATTGAAAGATAATCAGGTACATGATATAATGCTTGCAGAATAATATCTGCTAATCTATTATCATCCATCGCTCTAATAATCACAAATTAGATTTGTTTTTCAAGAAAACGCAATAGTAGCCTTATTCAATTTAGATGCTACATCCTTCAATGCGTCCATCAAAACGCCTAACTCCTTATCCGTAAAGGCAGCAGCCTTACCATGAACAATATTTCCGTTCAGCCTCTGATAAAACCAAGAGGCGCTTTTCCCGAAATAGTCCTTAGCTAAAGAAGAAACAGAGATATATGGCAAAATAGGTTCCAATTGCTTTCGAATTGAAAGTGTCCTCCGTATATCTGCAACTTCATGACGCAGACGTTTAAAATCATCACTAACACCCGCAATTAAGTTCTCTCGTTCGGTATCATTCATAGAATCCATCAGAGTAGAAAGTTCACGATCAATATCAATGCGTTCTACTTCAGAAGCTTTCTTCCATAGTTCTTTTAATTCAAAAAAACGTTTAACCTTATCCATACTACCCATCTTTAAAATTAAACAATCAAAAAAAGGAACTCCGCTCCCTTGGCCTTTGGGAGCGGATTCCTTTCTACCGGAGTTGTCTACCAAGTTGCTTGATTTCATCCTCAAGCCATTTGATTTCCTTATCCAGTACCGCTTTCATGTTTTTGCTCCGAGGAGCTAATTCATGATACTTGCGGAGATAGAAAATGAGGTCTCGCTCTAATTCTTCTATCCGAGCTTTTAGCTCATTGTCATTATTCATAAGAGCTCTTGTCTTAATGACAATACAAAGATAAGGTTTTTATTATCAATAGCAAAATCTTTGATAATATTTTTATTATCACATTAATTATTTAACACTAAATACATCTGAAAACAAAGATGCCCTCGCGAAACACGAGGGCACAGCCTGTCATTGACAAGCAAACTTCTACACCACAAATATACTACTTCTTTCGTAGTCTGTATATCATCCGACCAACAATAACAAGCGCAAATACTATAATAACACCTAGCGCCCACCCGCCAAGCTCCATTTTAAGGGTTTGCCAACGAGTCAATCGCTTCTCAACCGGATAAGGAACTTGAATGCTATCCGTCTTCAGAATTGTATCCGTACGATTAATAAAGAGGTATTTATACTCGACCTGCTTCACATACTTATACACGGTATCCCCCTTGATCAAATAGAATATACTATCATGCTTGTAGATACTGTCATATCTGACACTATCACGAGTCTTATACTCTGTTCTCACCGTTTCAACCGGAATGTATTGAGTACGACAGGACGACAAGCATATTGCTGACGCTAGCAATATGATAAACAAGTAGATTAAACATTTCATGGTCGAATGACTGTATTACGCAAGAAGTTGGTAAATTCACTCCGGACATCAAAACATGGACACGCCTTGATGTATTCTGCCGGCTCAACTTCACCGGATCCGTCCAAATCAGGAGATGTATCACGATGTCCCAAAAGATCGACTATAGGATACTCCTTACAAAGCTTTGCAACCAGTTCACGCAAAGCTACCTTTTGTTTTGGAGTACGAGTATCAGCAGGCTTTCCACTTGCATCCAAGCCTCCAATATAGCAAATACCAATCGAATGCTTATTGTAAGATGATTCACTAAATCCTTTCGTATTACAATGTGCACCGTCAATAGAAAGCGGACGGCCGTTTTCTACAGTACCATCAAGATCGATAACAAAGTTATAGCCGATCTGATTAAATCCTCTCTGCTTGTGCATACGATCTATATCTTTCGCACGCAAATCTTGCCCGGTACGTGTAGCCGAGCAATGAATGATAATAGCATCAATTTTCTTCATTTTACTGTCCATTTTTTATATTAAAAGTCACTGGGTGGTTCACGTTCCGGGCATCTTCTGACATCACATCTCCGAAATTCCGCTTCTTTCAATTTCAATTCAACTTCGTGCCGCTTATGGATTTCGTCTAATAAAGTGGACTGAGTTTCCCGAAGCTCGACATAAAGCGCATCTATCTTTATGTCCCGTTGTGAAATACGATCTTCAAGCCATTTAACTTGTTTCCGTTCATTTTCATCTTCCATACCATCCGCCGAAGCATCTTCTTTTCGAAGCTCTACCTTTCGATTCATCCACCATTTAACAAGTTGCTTTATTCCTTCAACACCCCCTAAAGCTGTTGCTAAAACTACCCAATCATTAAACTCCATATTATTCCCGATTTATTAGTGTCTTTAAATTAAAGATATCACTCCCCTCTCTCTCAAACATCAGCGTCCACCCCACTGAAGAAAATTCTTTCGCCACAAATGGCTTTATCTGACAAGAAAGGGATAACTCTTTCAGCCAAGGAGTACGCGCCTGATCTGATAACATAATCGCTCGTAGCTGCTGCATCATGGCGAGAGTACATCTCGATTGTATTGCTTCCTCTATCAAGTCCATTTCAGCGGATTTCGCCGCGATAGTAACAGCCATTTGCACTTCATCCTCGATATTATTCTTCTGATCGCGCTTAGACATAATATCACCAATTTCCACAAATAAGTATGTTCCGGCGAGAATGCTATCAACACGCTGCTTAACCGAATCGAAACTCTGACCGAAGATATAATAGTCTAATCCGGTGATCCGGGAGTAATCAGGCATTTTTTTAATTTCTTCCTGAAGAATCCCATATTCAAGAAGTTCACTTCTTCCTTTTGAAAAGATCTCAAGCACCTTATTGTGATCCGGAAACTGAGCATAATATTTTAGAATCTCGAAAATCATACTATCTGTTTTATTAATGAAATTGGTAATCCAGTATTCTTTGCTATATCCACATGCTTTACGTCAGCATAATGCATGCTCTTTACCGTTTCTATGAGCTTCTTACGAAGTATAGAAAGGTATTTAATAATATTCATCTGTTCAACCGCAGAGATATCACCATACCCATCACTACTAAGATTGTAGAGAGACTCAAGAGGGCCGGTCGTTATAGGGCTAGGTTTCTCATGTTCACCGGCTACTAATACCCAAAACTCAGTTTTAGTAAACAGAAAATTGACAAACGAGGAAAAGTTAAACGCAATACTCTGCAAAGTAACTAATGACAAGCGTTCAAATGACTTAGCTAATGCATGTGCCGACTCCGAATCATATTTTCCTGGATGATATAAAATAGCCGCAAGAAGTGGCAGCATTGTACCATCACATCCCAGCATAGAACGGGCTTCGATAAACTGTAAAGCTGTCAGAGAGCACGTTAATTGACCAAAGCCAGTATCAACAACATACCCTTTATACATCTGCCCATGAATGCTAACGAATGGAAGCAGCTGTGCACAGAAACAGCTATTCAAAGTAAATTTATAATCCAGCTTAGACAGATAACGGGCAATTGGCATCTTCAGTCTCTCCGGAGGAGTTTTCTTCGCCTTGGCAAACTCATCCTTTGACAAGTCCTGAAGCGCAGCATCATGATCCGGATACAAAATACGGAAAATAAAGTCTACCTGTTCGCCTAACCATGCTAAATTAGACATCGTATCTTCATCTTTAAAATGCGCTAATCGATGCGATTCCCATCCCATCACTCGACAGACATGTTTTATCTGTAGCATGGCCGGTGACAGCTTACCAGAAGTAACAAGGTTCATATCGGCCATAATCCCTTCAAACAATTCCGGGGTAAGCTCCTCCCAGGAATTTGGAATTTTATATTTCTTCTGATGTACACAAAACTCTATCATGGCATCAATTGTATCTTGTCTTCAGGCAGATTAAAGGATGTTTCCGTCTCTATATCGGTATCCTCAGAGTCAGTCAACAATAAGTCGACATCTTTGATCAGGCTATTCGCCTGTTCCCGTAACTCGGCAGACAAGCTCAATAACCGTTGCTGCTCTTGAGTACCATATCGCATAACCTTTGAATCAATAAAGAGATTCCGAATCGTTGACGGAAACTCTAAAATGTCGAACCTGGTTAAAGCAACAGATACAACCATCTTTGCTAATGCCCGATTAATCAATGGCAAAACCGAAGGTTTATTCTTTGCACGATCCACATATCCGGATAAAATTTCTTCTAAGACCTCTACTTGGATTGGTATACAGCGGAAAAAGAAGAGATATGACAGATCGATACAATACAATAAATCAAAATCTTCCGTTGTCTTGATCTGCAATTTTTCAAGCATACGATAATACCTGGTTTCATCCCACCCTAAATCCTCTGAGGCATTCAGAAGAGAAATTATAGAATCCATTGCATTATAGTAATTTTCGTAATAAGCCCTCCGGAGAGCTTCCTGCTCATACTTGTAGATTTCGATATTCGCCTTGCGTTTACGAACTACATCAAAAACAGTATCATTTGCCATAGTGAGATTAGCAAGTGCCGTCCGAAGATGATCGTAAAGCTTATCTTCTTTTTTCTCAAGAATCTTCTCATACACAGGAACGCTTATAATGTTAGCAATCCGCTTATAGGCAGTAACGGCATGGCTATTGAGTGATGATAAATTGGTATTAGCATCAATGCCAGGAACAAATTCCGCAAATCCGGAAATATCGGAAAACAAATCTTTCAGTATCATGATTGCTGTTTATTTAGTCGTTCATCAGGAGTTACTTCTTCTTGCCGGCTGGGAGTCTCACGATAAAATCCGAAGCGATATCCTTGTCTATATAGTTCCGGAAAGTTTATCTGAATAGCCATATTGAAAGGCTCAGAGCATATTTCATCATCCGGAGTTAGTGACATCAGGTATATCAGATAATTGTAGTATACATCAGCTCCTGACTTCGATATGACGCCATCTTTTGACACGGATGAAATGGAGGAGTCGAGTCCGACCGATGACAAGAGGACTTCGTCAGCACGTTTATCGTAGGTAATAAGAGCATCAATATACTCTTTGTATTTCAGGTCCAAAACCTCAAACTTCCAACGCTGTTCCTCACCAGTCCCTGTTTTAAAACTCATGGTAGCATAAGCTTTTCCTTGATTGTCCGCTCCAGACAGATACTCACTAATATTACGAAGTTCCTGTTTGAGATATTTTAGAAAGTAAGATTCTTTAAACGCAATTCCAATCTCAATCCCATTATAAGTCAGAAGAGGTTCATTTTTACTTTTCCGTTCCTTATTCTCATTACATATCTTTGTTATCTGAGCACGTTTAGATTCAGCCCATGCATTTGGAATTATAATATGAATCTTAGCGGCCAAAGAGTTTTTAAGGAATGAGTTTATGTAATTCGCAGTGTCATTCGATCCCTTGATGTATGCCTTAGTCCCTTCATGTGTTTCATTTACTCCGTAAAACTCACTAACAGACTTCTCACGATGATGGGAAATTGCAGCATACTTTATGTTTCGGATATCCTTTATCGCCATGCGTGGATAAAACAGATATTTAGAAACTCCATAGCTCCAACGCCCTACTGCGATATGAGTAAAGTCCTTATAATTGATTAATTCCGTGATTACATCCTTTTTCTGAGTAGCTAATCGACAACGCCTGTTTTCCATCAATTCAAGTCCTGCAACCGGACGCTGTTCACCAATACGATTGCCTAGCGTCATACGCCATTTTACAAAGTAATCCCGGAAATAATAGTAGTTCTTTATATTCCCTTTTGCTACCTCTTTATAATCAGACTCCAGTCCCCGGTCTTTCCATGATTCAAGCCATGCTGTTATTTCAGGACAGTCTATCCACTCTTTAACAAGCTTCCCATCCTTTATACTTTTGATATATATAGCCGGACCTAAGCCATAGAGCATATTAACTTGTTTTGTAATCAATCGAGGCAATAAACGATTCTTCTTGATATCTGCTTCGACTTCTTCACACTTCATGTTATTCTCTCCGCGTGAGCACACGTTGAACCCTCCTATCGACTGCCAGTTGTAGTCTGCAGGAAGAATAATATTTGAATTAATGAAACCCGGATCCTTTAATCCTGCGGTTGGATTAGTTCCTAATTGAAAGGAAATTATATTGCTGTCGTCAATATAGCATCCATAATTTCCCATCATCTCTACACTATCACTCATAACCAGTCTATTTTATGCAATTTATACCCATCTTGCGGAAACCCCATGTAACGAATAAGTATACGATAACACATCTTAGGGTCAGCATTCTCATCGTTAAAGAGAAAGAAGTTCTCACTATCAATACTGAAACGTTCTTTCGGGAGCTGTGTCCGGAACGTACACCTTTCCTTCACTACTAACCTCTCAGAAGCCTCCCCCTTCTGCCTTGAATAAGGAAAGAAGGCAATGGTGAAGCACCCATTTGGCAGTTTTGATATTTCTTTTGCCCACTGAAGGGCTACTATGCCTGACATCGTCGTTTCCATGACCGAAATTACCGTTTTTGCTCCCCTCCTAAAAGGACGTCCCCGGGTATATGTCATATTTCCTTACAAAAGGTCGATTTTGCACCTCAATCGGCTTTCTCAGCGGTGCGTGGAGAATTCCGTCTTTCGTTTTTTTCTATTTTTATTTTCAAAAAGTCTTTTGACTGACAGCCTGTGATTTAGCTATAGAAACGATGTCAACAGGATAGTATTATACCAGATTTACACACAATGATATCACCTTAACCAGTACACTATAGCCCTATATTGTCAGGTAAATCATCCGGGATATTACTTAATTCTCCTTGTATTCTATCACCATATAATCCAAAAAGCAGGTAGATAAGTGCAGAAGGAAGCTGTGTTGTCAGTCCTGCCTGATGTTTAAGAGGAACTTTCACCTCCGACGACTTATCCAACTCAACACGACCATCTGTTTTCTTCAATGGAGAAAGAGGAATAGCACTACAAAGATTCGGGCATTCATTCTCATCTATTCGACACACCGGCAGTGCGTTACTCCGTTCACCGAATAATAGTAATAGAAGCTTAAATTGTTGCCAATGATAAATAGTAGATTGTCCTTCGTTCATGAGCTCAACAGAAAAGCCATAACTTTCCAGTTCCCTTTTCAATATACGTGCATCAGAAGTTATTTTCTCAAGATCCTCACGACGTTTATTCGCTGCCCGGTCATGGTAAAGTACAATCTGTTTATTAATCGCGTCAGCTCCGAAAAACTCAAAGATTTGCTTTGCCAGTTCCGGTTGTTCAGCCGGATAATAGCAAGTGAATTCTTTTATAACCCGGAGTTCATGCCCATAATCTTTCTCTTGAGCAGCAACAATACTGGAGAAGTGTCCTGGGTCGTATCCTAAAAATATCTTATCACGTTTATCGTAATACTTCAGATACCTAGATGTTAAAACAAAGTGTTCCCGCAAATCCAGTTTCAGTATTGATTCATAACGATATCCATCAGAGAACTGGTGCTTATCCTTTCGATAGTTCGCAAAGAATTTATTAACGACCTCTTTCTTCCTGATTGCACAAATAGAAGTTAAGAATTCATCTATATCAAGCGATTCAAGCTGCGTTCGAAAGAACTTTGGGCCTAAGATATCCTTATTAGAAAAAGAAGAAGCCCGAATATAGTAGCTCGCATTCCTACGCATATCTGCCAAGCGTGGTTCCCAAGTGGCTATTATTCGTTTTGCCTTTTCTGTTTCCAAGCGAAGAGATTCGATTATCACAGGATTCTTTTCCTCTTTCATTCGATGATTATTTCTGTATATTTTGTACAGAGCAGCTTGGTAATACAAAGAAGCGGATACTATCTCATTGATAAGCTCCTGATTAACGTTATTCTCATATTCTTCATACCAGTTATCTTCACCTAAATCGAGACGCGCCGTATCAGATACCCCCGTTATTCCCTGATAATAAGGCGACATGCGGATAGCTGCAGAAGAGCCACGCAGGGAAGGGAATAATCGTGTCTTTAGCTTCTCACCCTTATTATGCTTCATTTCCTCAATGAAAGCATGTACACCACTTCTACCGGCAACAGACTCCGGCTGATCAGAACTCACCATCTGAAGATGATGTCCATTCCTAAATAATATGCTGTGCTTTGGATATGCAATCGGATATTGAGGCTTTTTAAAATGAGAGGGTATTTTACTTTCTCCCACGATATAATCAATTCCATACTCAAGCATGGAGCGCCGGCCATCGCCAACCGGTCTAGAAAAATATGCCTGAATATTTGGCCATACGTTTGTCATGAGGGCTACGTATGTCTTATGTACCAAGAAGGAAAGTTCTGCCGGCATATCATTGGCGACACGGATAATACGTGGTCCCATCACACCTTCAGTCTTACCTGTTGCACGACCGGCTTCTACAATGAGTACATTCGGATCAATAACATTTGCCCGAATCTGCATCGCATTCATGTAGTATTCCTCAAATGATGCAGTTAAGTCAAAAGTCGTAGAACCTACACTAAGCGATTGTGTAGACTGTGAATATAGTTCGATACCCATATACTATTCCCCCGTCTCTTCAGGTTCTACAATTTCGGCCTCCTGAATATCAGCATCACGCAACAAACGCTTCTTATCCCCTTTTTCAATAGGAAGAGAATCAATAAGATTGATATAAAACCCTTCATTATTTTTTCGTGCTATCTCCTTAATTGATTTCTTCTGGAAACCTAATTCTTCCGGAGTAAGATTCGGGGATATCAAGAATACAATGCCAAGGTCACGATCCGCTTCGGCAATTTCTGAAGCTCTACGCCGGCATTCCAAAGCAGCATTGTAACATTTCTCCTGAGTCTTATAATCTCCTCGCACAGCGCACAATTTCGCCAGATCCTCATATTTATCTGCATAATTAGATTCCCAGACTTTGATAGATACATTATTATCGATATTAAAGTAGTTTATAGCAGCGTAGATACGAGCCTTACAGGTTCGCTCATCAATATTAATTTGCTGGGTAGCATTAATCCGTTGCCGCAACATCTTTGCCGCACGTGTGATGTTTCGCTCGTATTCAAAGATCTCTGCTGCCCACTGAAGTTGCTTTAAAAATTTCTGTATATCCTCCGGAATACCTGAACAACGCCCAGTCGTCAGGAACTCCGAAATCAGATCGGGATGTATCTTATCAAGGGTGTCTAATTGCGTCATACTCCAAATAGTTGTTTTCGAAGGTCTAGTTCAATACGTTGATTCTTTCGCTCTTCCAAAGTATTAATGGCTTCGATATCACCGGCTTCAGCTTTCTTCGCCAATTCTGCATCAATATTATATTCACCTAACGCACGGCCATTATTATAGGAATCATAATATACGTCTCCCGGCAAAGTGATCCGGACGATCAAAGCCAATTTTTCTTTTCCACGTAGTCCTAATAGACTGCAAATGCGTTGCGGAGTGTATCCAAGTGCACCAAATGTGTGTACTTGCAATACATATTCCTCACCAATTAGAATAGCTTTATCCACATCAGATGTGGGAAGTAATACATCTTTCATACTGATTTCATTTTAGAATCTTCTAGTACTGATTTAAATAAAGCCTCTCTGTCACGAAACCGGCGAAGATGTTCTTTATCCTGCGACCGTTTATCTTTACGATCAGATCGCTTAAGAAAGGATTCGTATCTGCGAATGTTATCGGAACAATTTTTATATCGCCGCAAGAATTCTAACGGATCTGATACACATAAGCGTTGTAACTCTGCTCTCTCCGACCGATGAACAATAAGCGGATGTTTATACCGGAATATCGCAGTGTTGTTATACGTTTGCAGCTCGGAGAATGCCAGTAAGTTTCGGATCCGTAGTTCAGCCATATCGATGACTGCACGCTTGGTCGGTTTCTTATCTAGTAATTCATCGAGCTGCTTCATCTTTTTCCACGTGATCACACGATCATTATACAGGATGGTGGCTATTTGGACGTTTTCGTCTTCGAGGTTTTCCCAGTCGATTTGCGGGTACTCTTCGTGCTTTTGCTTTTTGGAGCTACCTTGGCAGGTTCTTTTTTTTTCTCTTCTTCCAAGGCTTGCTCTGCCTGTTCCGCACGGTCTTCAGCTTCTACTCTTGCCTCCTGCTCCGTTTCAAGTTCCTCCTTCAGCTCCTGATTCTCCTGTTCCAAGACTTCTGCCTGTTCCTCATTTTGAGCAATACGTTCTTCCGCTTCTTGCTTCTCTCTTTCACGAAGTTCCGTTTCGGCTTGTTTTTCATAGATTTCAGCATCAATCTCAAATGGATTCTTCTCTTCTTGTACTGAAGCAGCCATAGCTTCTGGCTGAGTATCCCCTCCTGATTGAACCTCTGCATTTTCTTCTTTAGCCTTTTCACATTCACGGCGATTCAGACGAATCTCATCCTTAGGCTTAAAGTCCAGCAACGTATATAGGATATCATTCGCATAACGCTGTGGGTTACGTGCAAACATCTTAAGTTTAGGATGTGCCGGAGCAGCCAACTGAAGCAGACTTAAATCCGCTTCGGCTGCTGCTGAATTACGTAACTCATTAAAATATTTGTTTTTCTCCTTAAATCCGTACATAACTTATGCTGTTTGAATTCGACTTCCTGAAACTTCAATAAGAGTAGAAGGATCCAAAACCCGGAAGGTAATAGAGGAACCAGCCTTCGCCGTCCAAGTAGCTCCATCTTCCAAAATAAACGTTGTACCATCAGCTATTGTAGCAGCCTTATCAGTACCCATACCGTTTAACGTAATAAATCGGCCTTTATCGTTATTTGTCAGTCCTGTTACTGTAGCAATAGCATACGTCTCGGACGAACCATCCGGAATCTGATAAGAGTTATTGGTTGCTTTGATGGATAAAGCTGTAGCGCCTGCTGTATGCACTTCTGCCGGAGCGCTTATAATATCGCCAACATATTTATAATACTGCATAACAGATGTACGTTCAAAGGTAAATGTTACATAGCGACCATCCTTGTCATTTTTAGCTTCATACGATTTTAAAATCATAGGCCTGTCATATTCACCCAAAATATACCATTGATCCTCTCCAATCTCTTTAAACAGAACGACAAACTTACCGCCCGCATGATCTTCGATAAAATTCAATAGTTGATCACGCATGCCTCCCATGATGATGACAAACTGATTGGTTCCGGACGTGGTTATATCACCTTTCTCGCCGTTGCCCACATAAGTGGGAATATCATGTGCCTCAAAGTATTTCATATATTCCCCGCCCAGCATCGGTATGGTTGCAACTTCACGATTGCCATTAGGCTTAGGAAATTTCACATCCGGATTGATTTGGTGAACATCGATCAGATAAACCTTATAGGCAATGTTAGAACCATGTGTCACTTTATCCGAGACGTCATCAACACTTCCAATTGCCATCATACCGGCTAAAGAGGTACCTGAAAATCCTGTCATACAAAACATTGAATGATCAGGATCCAGAAGCATACCAACAACAAAGACAAGAGCAAATAGAACTGCTAAAGACAAGAATAATCTCATCTGCATTTTGCGAGCATATTGATTTCCCTTTCGATAGGGATTACTGATTTTATTAGCTTTCATAAAATTTTAATTTTGTGATTAGAAAAAAAGGGTGGGCAGAACACCCACCCCTGAAAACAACCCTGTTTTATAATGAACAAAAAGCACTATCTTACACCAGGCAGATTAGGTTGCAAATCTGCATTCACAGTACGAGTTCCCCCAACACAACGCTCCAATTCACGGAAGTTGCCTTTACTGTTTAGAAGAACAAGGATATAATCACCTACCTTTGTCGGAGTATATTCCGCTGTAATATCTGCAAACTTACCAGCCTTAGAAATAGTAGAAGCATTAGTCACAGATCCGCACTCAATAAGATATGCAACACCTGCCTTCGCATTCGTGATATCCGTAATTGCAGTAGCTTTAGTATTTTCAACTGTGACTTGCCAGAACCCTGTTTTAGCATCAATGGTAGTAGCATCAGCTTCTACATCAACAGAAGGCTTATTCATGAAAATCTGCTGCCATTCATAGTTATTTGCAACTAGTTCTTCATGTGTCTTGAAGCGACGTCCCAGGAAAGCAGCAGCTGTACCTTCTTTCCAAGTTGACCAGCATTTCACCATTTCCATATCGTCTTTTGCTTTGAAAGCCATCATTTCACCAGGAATGTATTCCAAGAATTGAAGGTTACCCGGAATGTCCAGGAACATCAAGCAGCTTTGTCCGAGGTAGGGCAGCCACTTAATATGAAGCGATGTATCCGGTACAATATTCAAATAGCTGTCAGGCCCAGTGAAATCAAGGTCTTTACCATATTTAGCCCGGCAACCTTCTTTCCACCAAGTTTGGTGCAGACTATTGAGGTAAATAACATGTTGATCCAAATCCATGTCCTCTGTACAGTTTTCAATGATATCAGCAACAAATTCCTTCACTGCATCGACCATCGTTTCTTTGGTATATGCACGATATGCTTCGTCATCATGCAACAGAATCTTATTCTCATGGAAATAGCGGATCAGTGTATAAATGATACCAGTAGAAGCGTTCAAGAAATGAGAAGGAACACCCGATTCCGGAGTAGCATAAATACCACGAATACGACGCTTATTCTGTTCGACCTGGGCCGTTTCCAAAGAATTGACAATACAGTATTCAATCAAAGACCACTTGATCGGATCAGATCCTTCTTTATTGAGATAAGCGATGTACATTCGTTCCAACTTCTTCATTGGTCCAAACTTCATCTTAATCATCGCATCGTCAACATGTCCCATCTCGTTCTCAAGCTTCATGCCACCTTTCCAAACTTCACCTTCTTGCCAACCTTGAGAAACTTCATCGAAGAAAGTATTGAATACTAGGTCATGGTCCTGAATACCATAGCGGATCGGGAAGAACTGAGTTAAATCACGTGCTTTCAGAACATGAGCAATCAATGCATCCTGTCGACGAATAACATACTGATCTCCGACCTTTGCATCGTCTACACCAGAAAAATCAGTAGAAAACTCACCTGAAGCTAATTTTACCGGATCAAGCAAATGATTCTTATTCAGATATTCATAACGCCGGGCAAGAGATTTAGAGAAAGCAGCTACTTCCTGGAAGAAAGCTTTTTCCTCGCCTTCCTCTATCTTAGTAGAAGAGTAATCAGGATTTTCTGCAATCTTATTCCAACGTTTCGACATGTCAAACATCGGCACTTCAATGCCAAAAAGATGTTTTGCAGTAGTACCAGGACCATTGATTCTCATTGTAGTAACAGTTGTTGTGGCAGCTGCAGCGTTGTCTTCCGCAGTCTGATCTGCCATTGTTTTTACTAGCTTCTGTAATTCATCATTCTGTTTCGCAACGTTTTTAGCCAACTCAAGAATACCTTCGGGAGTAGCTTCTGATTGAACAGGGCCATTTTCTAAATTACCTGGGGCTTCGGATGTTTCAGCAGGAACGATACCGGCCAATAAGGATTGTAACTGGTTCATTTCTTCCTGGGACATCGGCTGTTTAGAGTCAGCATCCATATCTTCTCTAAGAGTTGCTTGAAACTCCTTCTGATAACGGGTAGCAATTGACGCCACGTCCTCTGATGTAAGTTGCTTATCTTTTGCCTTCTGTGACAAATCAAGAAGCTGTAAGACCTTTCGTAGTTTTTCTTTAAAATTCATAATTAATAAAGTGTTTAATTAGACATACTGATTTATTTTATTTCGGAGGGAAATGCTGTCCAAATATTCCTGTCCACGCAAATTCGCATGGGCAATAGCTTCAGGAAGGGTCATTACAGAATCAATCAACCCATTATCAATCGAATGTTGAGCATCAAAAGTTTCACCCTGAAATACCGGATCATCTTCGGGGAGAGTGGCAAGTTTAGGACGAGAGGATTTTACCTCGTTTAAAAATTGAATGGTAAGCGGATCCAAAACTTCTTTAATATACTGTTCCGGATGACCGGAACGTAAATCCTCGAATTTCTTATTCTTAAGCGGAGATAGACTTGATTTCTCTTGAATAAGTTTAATCCCTAATTTCTCATAATAAGCAGAAAAATCGTAAAAGCCGACCATCGTGCCAATACATCCGATTTGATCGTTATTCGTCAACGCATGTATTCCATTAGCGCTATGACAAGCAATATAGTAACCGGCAGAAGCACAATACTGCTCAACTAAAACTTCGACAGGTTTCTTGAGTGAGCGCATTGTCTCCGACAGGCGATCTAAATACCAGGCTTCACCTCCGCCGGAATTAATGTGTAGGAAATGTACAGATATTGAAGGATTGCTTTCCGCAGCAATCAAATCTCTCTCAAATTGTTTTGAGGAGAAATACCAGGAAGAATTAGATGTAATTGTACCAAATATACGATGATAAGCGATAGATCCTTCAGGCAGTTCCTCTGATGAGAAATCATTGGTTAGACTTATGTCTTTAAGTCCTGCAGTACATGCTATTTCTTTTTTAAGTCGGGCAATCGCCTTGTCCACCTGGTCTTTATAGGTTGGTGGATCCGCTAAAAAGAAAAAAGCTCCAGGCACAGGATTCTTTTGGTCCAGGAGCGGAAAACAATCCATCATGGCAGCAGCATAAGCTTCTGCCGTGATGAAGAGCTTAGATGTGATAAGTAAGTTACGAAGAAATGTCCTATTCATTGTAGCGCATCTTTTCAGCGAAGGTAAAAGATGAGAAGGAGGCTATGAAGGACCGTTTATACAGGTAAAAATGGTGAATGAAGCATTTTACAGGATATTTTCAATGTTGCTGTATTCAAGTTTGCCGATATTGACACCAAGGCTGGAATCTCATCAGATCCTATCGTAATATTCTTTTCTGAGGAATCACGCAAGTAAACAACAGCATATCTAGAAATAGAAAATTCCCGAAGAGTATCCACATCCGGAGTTTCAATCGTAATATCTTTGCTGCAATCAAACAACTTACCAGATGCCGAATCAGCAATGGCAGGAGCAAAAGAAAAAGGATCAGCAAAAAAACGATACTCTTCCTTCTTCATTTTCCGAACAGGTTTTACCCTCAAAATAATAGATAATTCTTTCATAATCAGATATGTATTTAGTAATCAACAAGTTCGCCACACAACGGACATTTTTTCGCCATTTTGAGACAAAAACAATAGTTTGGTCGGTTATTTTCTAACAGAATTTTAACTTCTTTTTATATTCTCTACGGACCTTTCTTTTACGCATGTTTTCTCTCCAGCGATAGAAGTTTTTTAAAAGGGCATCTTCAGAAACAGAGTCAATGCAATAAGAACACATAAAATGGTGTACAACATCCAAGTTATTTAAAACATGTCCGTTCAAATCATTCTCATCCATTGCTGCATGAAGTTCACGGTTGAACATACGGCGTATTTCTTTCTCTATCATCTTGACGGAACTAGGAGAAAGGAAATTATAAACTTTAGGATCCTTACCTATTCGTCTTTCAGGTAGAATGAATGTCAGATTACCACTATCAACAGGAGATTGATTCTTTTGCCGTTTGGCCATCAATGTCCAAATTGTATGGTAAAGATCTGTATTGTCCGGTATTCTGAATGCTTCTTCGCAACCATTGTTATACTTTCCACGTATGTATTCAGCCAAATATGGCTCAATGTTAATACTTGTCGTAATCATAGTCTTTTCTTTTAAAGGATATTTTCTAAATGCTTTTATTCATTTTTGCTTCCAACTGTCCAACCGTCCAACAGTCCACCCTATTACTATCATATTCTTCTAATTATCAATCTATTAAATTTTCAGCAATGCTATAAAATGGCTGTTGGACGGCATCCTACATATCCAACATAAGGTTTTTCGATGCTATTTTGTTGGACAGTCCTAAATTTATTATGTTGGAACGTAGAAAATAGTAAATCCAACATGTCCAACAATGTCCAACAGAACAACAGCTACTGTTGTATATATATATACTACTTGATTAATATTATACTACTATACTACAGGCACTTACATTTTAAAAAGATTTCTATTGTTGGACGGTTGGACGGTTGGACGCTATGTTTTGAAAATTACCTTTTCAAAATTCCTGTCTCTTTGCTTTTATTTTCTTTAAATTCAGGGGGTCCGGGGGAATAATAACAATAGTCATAAATACCAGGATTGATTCATATTGAGAAATGTCCGTATTATTATAAAAGAAAATACTCCTCTACCGACCGAAGTTGGAGGAGGAGTATTTGTCCATGAGTACGGAATACTAAAATGGGAGAGGCTGCTTCGCACTATCGTTTGATTCCGAAGAATCATTATCTGAACGTAGAAGATCAATATCATACAATTCTCTAAAGATGTCATAGTTAAGTGCAATACAACTAGAGTTTATCGTTTTTTTCTCCATCTTACGAACCATTGTGTTATCAGCAGTTACCTGTGAGCTATCAGAAGACGGATTTTCAGCAAATCCACCACGCGGTACTTCAACTGTATCATAGTAGTTAAAACGCCGTGCATGAATCAAACCGATATAACTAGGATGCGAACGAAGGTTTTGCTCAATAGTAGATTGTGTTGATTCCTCACTATTGTAAGAGCTACGTGCAAACTGGGTATAGATTGTACTTAAACGTAAAAACAATATCCGGGTTCCTGCTGCAAAAGCCACTTCTTTCTTATCTCCTCCAGGCATTTTGATCGTAACCTTATCCGGAGTATCAATAGAGAAATCTCTGCCTTCCCGAATAGCTTTAGTATCAATCATCACATCCATCGCCTTGAAGAATGTGGCCAGCTTGTCGGTTTTACTTATCAGCTCAACCTGGAAGCGTATCTTATTACAAGCTATTTTGAGAAAATTTTTATAGGTAAATGGCAGTTTCATATCAGTATGGTTTTCAATTAAATTACATGTAGCGAGGAATAAGGAGGCCGTTTTCATCAAACGATCTATCTCTCCTGCATTAAGCAACTCAGCCTTTAGATCATCATAAGCCTGTTGCTTAAGTGCCCGGAATTTATCCATGACCAAAGGTCTGAGTTTTAAAATCTCGAAAAGGACATTGGAAAGGCCGATCTTATCCGGATCTTCTATCTCTTTCAACTGATTAAACAAATCCACTTCCTCCTGGGTTCGATTTTTGGGCTTAGGAACTTCACATACTATAATACGTGACATCAATGCGTTGTCATCACGCTGTGGGGTCTCCTGACCACATAAGATAACAGGTGCATACACTTTATCATTTTCAATTTCTTTCCCGGATGTACCTTTTCTCTTCTGCCGACCATCACCATCATAAACGATACCTTTCAATGCTTGAAACTTAGCATCTGAAATATCCTTATTATTGTACTCATCAAGCACAACCGGCATATCACGAAATGTGCTCATCAAGGTAGACATAGCAGCATCAGTACCAATATTTAAGTTGAAGATCGGATATTTGGGAGAAATGAACATAGAACGGATAGAGATAGCAATTTGCGTTTTTCCTGAAGACATTGGTCCCATAAAAAAGGGAGCTGTGAACAGGCGGTCGATACAGTGAATATTACTTCTAAAGGCACACATGATAGTAAATAGGATAGCCCATTTTCCGTTATCATTAATCTTATATACTTGATCCATCAGCTCTGCCCATTTCTCAAACGAACATTGCTTCTCAGCAGGAATATCTTTATATACGAGCTGGGAAATCATCTCGTATTTTTCTGACTGCCGGCCGGATCCCGCATAAATAGTAGAGAATGCCGGCAGATAATAGTTTCGATTATTATGCATCACCACGCCTAATTCATTGACAGGATCAAATCTTGGGACTTCATCCACAACATGAAATATACCATTTGCAAAAGCATAAAACATGTGGTCCTCACGTCTCGATGTACCGTCAGGTTGTTGATTTCCATAGGTTAGTACTTCAGTACAGGTTACAAAATTTCGACTCATATATTCCTTTATTTTAGTCCAATGTTTTTCTTCACCATCGGTAAAGTTAACAGCTTCCAGGTTTATTAATTTTTCTTCAATTGTTGATTTCTTCAAAAGTGCTTTTGAAGGAACCTCAATGTACAAAGGCGTTTTATAATATTTGCGATTAATTTTAAGTACTCGTTTATTTGCATCATCTTCATCGGAATAAATATGTAAGAGGGGAGTCATAAAAAAGTCTCCCACCATTGTGTAGCCGGAGTTGTTGCTATTCCTAAACATGTAGCACACCGGTTCTCCATTTGCATTTAGCTTTGGATAAAAACCACATTGCTTGTGCATAGCATCATAATCCGGATTATCAATAACATAAGCAGGCAGAGTATTAGGATCATAATCTTCGACATCGTCATCTGACCGCTGGGCATTGATGGCCATACGCGACTTTCTTTTAGACAGATAAGGTTTAAGTATCTCATTTAAAGCGCCTTTTGTTATTCCGAGATTTTCGTAATAGTGCTTTTGATTAACGACTCTTACAGAATCATCTGCATAACTAATTAAATCCGCACAGCGTTCAATAAAAGTAGTCCGTTCTCCAAGATAAGTTTTGAGAAAGCGTCCATACACCATCACATAGTAATTAATATAACTCCAGGGAACTTCTCGCCGATGAATCTTACCCTGCCCATCTTCCTCTTCTTCCTCATCCTTAGTCTCATCCAGATCAGACGGAGGAACAACAACAGTAATATTCGTCATTCCTGCACGGTAGATAGAAGACAAAGCAAACATATATTCAGACTCATCGCCATCACCATTCACCGTAATACCATACGAATCTGTTGTAAAAAAGGTATACACCTTACGAAGTTGCTGTATATCCGTGATTGAAAGTATACCGGAAACAAGAAGAACTGGAGTGTCTCCATATAGCTTAAGAAACAAATCGAAATCAGGAGTCAACACACATGGCTCCCCTTCCTTTCGCAATTCCTTTATTAATTCTATTCCATGAATCCCTGACTTTATTTCTTCCTTTTTCGGAGCATCTTTCACATTCCGGAGAAGATCACGTATTTTACGCTCGATAATTTCCGTATTAAGATCAAACTTTGTAGCCATTGACCTGATATAATTCAGTCGCAAAGTTTCAGAAGAGATACATGCAATCAGACTACATATAGTGTTGAGAGCTTTCTCTTTCATTTCCGGATCATCAAAATCCTTTTCAAAAATCCCGGCAAAATAGGATGCAAAATCAATTCGCCGATTCATTAACCATTTTCCTGTATTTTCTTTTTCTTTAGAGGCTATGTCATCGGGATCTTTCCCTTCGGGAAGGAGTACACATTGAACTGTAAAACCTGCTTTCAAAAACAGTTCGCAATTCTTAAGCGAAGCTTTTAGCCCAGCATCATCAGCATCATAGACCAATGTTACACTCTGCGTAAACCTAGATAATAACCGGATTTGATCCAAGGTTAATGCAGTTCCTGAACCAGCAACTGTATTTTCTACTCCGGCAGCATGCATCGACAATACATCAAATTGTCCTTCTACCAGGTAGACGTTATTCATACGCCCAATTGCTCGCCGTGCTTGTAAAAGTCCATATATCTGAGATCCTTTTCTAAAAAGCGGAGTGTCACCGGTATTATGATACTTACCAGTTTTATCTTTAGGAACAACAAAGCGACCTGTGAAACCTGTTACATTACCATTCAAATCAAAATAAGGAAACATGATCCGATCATGGAAGTTATCATAGACCCTTCCATTATTCTCCTTCAAGACATCGATTCTCGTTAATACAGATCTAGAAAATCCAGCTTTCAACATCTCTTGAGTAGCCTGGTTTCCTTCAGGAGCATAACCGATTGCAAAATCCCTTATTACTTTATCCGTTAATCGAAAGCCACGCTCAGCAAGATAATTCTGTGCTTCTGGAAGATGTTTCTGAAAGAAAACAACCGTTCCTTTCAATGCGATCCGCATGGCCTCGATATCTTTTGCCTTGCGAGTTTCTTCTTCAGTCAGTTCCTTATTTTCTATTGCGATACCGGCTTTCTTTGCACACCATTCTGCCGCTTCAGCGAAAGACATATTCTCATGCTCACGGATAAACTGAATGACATCACCTGAATGACCACAAACAAAACATTTATAAGTTTGCCTGGATGGACTAACAACCATTGATGGACGCCTGTCATCATGAAAGGGACAAACTCCAGTAAAATTTGATCCGGTCTTTCTTAAAGATACAAACTCCGAGATAACATCAACGATGTTCAGCGCTGATTTGATTCGCTCAAGTTCCTGTTTACTTATCATAATTATTCTTCATTAAACATACTTAGCTGCCTTGCCTCAAATGCCTCCTGGAGTGTTAGTCCAAAGTATTTAGAAAGAGCAAGGTATTCTGATTGCGTAACCTGCTTGCGACCGTAATAAATATCCCAAAACCGCATTTGGTTAATTTCGACTTCACGATAAAATTCCCGTGTTGGAGAGAAATTCTCCGGATGCCGGAACTTAATACGCAACATCTCCTGTACCAAGTTTCGTTTGACCGTTTGCCCTACAACTATCTTCTTCCGATGCATAAATAGTTGTACGGCCAACGGTGATTTTCCAATATGCTTAGCCATCTCCTCAAGTGTTTTTTTACCTGCGTTTTCTCGCACGAAGCATTCTTCTTCTTGTTTCCATTTCCCATTGTTCATACGACTCTTTCCTCCATATTTGGGTAAAATCTTCATTAAACTCATATTCCGGATGCCTGTATATATACAGACAACAGAACTTTATAAATAACTCTTGATTCTCAGGTTGTACATCTGTAATATCATAGAACTTATTAATACCTAGTTTTTCAAGGGCTGAATAAACACGGGCTTCAAATTTGCAGAATTCTTCCGTGCCGAGACGAGACAGATATTCATCAATCCAACCACAGCCGACAATCTTATATTTCTCCAAACTTTCGCTCATATTACAGCATTTGTCTTTCTGATTCTTTCTGTTTATTAAATTCTACAATAGTCATCAGAGGTAAATCATATCGACGCTGACGAACGTTAGAGTTCAAAGAGAAGCAACGACCAACAGCATCCCATCTGAATTTCTTCTCCTCAATGATCGTTCGACGATTACCAGAGATTGTTACTTTCTTAGGAATACTAACACGTCCCTCAACTTTACGCACGTCTTGAGAACCGTCAATATACACAACCTTATCAGCTATATAGCCACAAGAAATCATGGCTGTTTCAAATATTTCTTTTGGATACATACTTGTTTTCAGTAGGAAATTGGTTCATCATGTGTTATTTCAGGGAGGGGGATTGTAGAACTGACTTTATTGGCTATTCTACAATTCCATTCTATTTCCACATTGGATATAGCTTCCATAATCTTACCAAAGAGAACTGCCGGAATCTCTTCACAGCAAGGATCGATAAAAGATATACATCCTTTCTCATCTATGCGATACCGTATTAAAAGTTGTTTACGGTCATCTATATTTTTCTTTCTACTCATAGTTTAATCAATATTTTTTATTTTATCTGCTAAATCCATTACTTCCATTTCCCAACTAATCTTTTTTATAAGCCGATATGCTGGTCTGTTGGTTAGCCAAAGAAGTATATTCATCATTAAATTGTTATTCGTTAAACCTCTATCTCAAACTGCTCACTTTTTGCCGATGGCATACATTCAAGAAGGGAAGAACCTACTGAAACGTAATAGATACCATCTTTTTCAAGCGGGAGCCAATGGAAATAGCGCCCTGTTTCTTCATGCATTACCGGAATCCCAAATTTATTAAGAGGTCTACCATCTATGCCTCGAAACTTTCTACACCATTTATCAATAAATTCACGACCTTCCTTCTTTCGTTTATTGATTTTCCAACACGGATGCTTCTTATCATCATTATTCGGAATCAGTTTTTCAGGAACAAACTCTTTATCATCAAATCCAATAAGAGTATAAAGCCACTCAGCGGTTATTCCAAATACCCATCCATATCCGAGGCTATCCGGTCTTGAACCACAATATTCTTGAATCATATCTTTAGCTTCGTTTTGTTCACGCAGAAGCCGTTCATTCATTTGTTTCAGCAGCTTCTCAAGTGCTGAACCTTGTTTTGCTATTATCTTCATATTTATTCTTGTTACGAATTAAAATGCTTGATAAGTTCTTCGACTGTTGCCTTGTGAGTTTTTGAGTAATCGAATTTAATTAATTGGAAATACTCTTTCAGTTCAAGAAGAGAGTGAATATCACTGATTACCCATTTCTCACCATCAGTAAACCATTGATGAATATCTGAATCATTCCGTAGGGATGCTAATGCAAGAAACAAGTCCTCATTATCTTCACAATTAATGAATCCGGCTAAATCATTCAATTCACCGAATGATATAATGTTCGTGGATACCCCACAAACACAAGGATATGTGACATTTTCTGGTATTCCATATACTTTCCTGTCACCAATATTTTTTAATGCTATCATTAGACGATTAGCGTGATTTCCGTCTTTAACAACCATATAGCATGGTGTTGCAAATCCTTTATTCTTCTTCATATTCATAAATTATTAATTAATCCCAAAACCCTGTCTGTATCAATTCTTCACCGTTTTTAACGGCAATAATGTCTTTGCCATCCTCTGTTTTCTTGAAAGTACAATCATCGTTCAATATTCTAAGGAACACTTTACCATGATCTGAAAAACATGAATCTTGTTCTTTGTTAAATGCAACGGCTTTTACCATTTCACCGTTTTTGCTTTTATATTTAAAAATTACACCTTTGCTCATATTTTATTTGAAATGCTGGATACAAAGTCTACATGGGATATCACCTCCATATTTTTCAAAAATCTCTTTTACGTAGTCATGTGCGGGAACCTTGACATCTACGTTCGTTTTTTTAGTACGCTTTACAATGAATCCATTGATCATATTCTGATTGGTTAATGTTGAGTAGTCCGAGTAACGAAGAGCCGTAAAACAACCGATAACAAATAGGTCACGTATGCGTTCTTTTGATTTTCGTTTGTCCTGATGCTCAAATTTATAGTAATAGATTCGGGTTATCTCATTCAACGAGAGGAAAACCGCAAATGTTGGTTCTACATCCAAATCTACTTCGTCATAAGTCGTATCTACCGCATAATTATATTGCCCAGCACGTCGGACTAAAGTTTGTATTTTCCGTATATATCCGACAATGGTGTTGTGCATCAATCCTCGCTCTTCAAGATAAATGATAAAATCATCTAGAAATTCTTCCGTTATGGAGTTAGTGAAGATATCACAATCATTTTCTTCTGAGAACAGGTCTATATGCTTAATTATAGCATCATATACGGCTGCATAGTGTTCAGACTTTCGTCTGCTTCGCCTTTCAAGAACTTCCTTGGCAAACGTTGTGAAATAAACACCTTCAAGGGGTTTCGATTGCCGGAAGTGATTTACATAGTCCTTTCTTGGCTTTGCCTCACGGACTGAATAAGATACTGATAATGCTGCTTTGATTTATCATTTTAGTCGTTACACACTATAATTCGCTAATTGCTTCTTTAGTAAGTCTTTTGAGGTAAATATCCGACTCTTAACTGTACCTATTGGTACCTTCATTTTCTCTGAAATCTCTCGATACTTAAATCCGTTAATATACATGATAAACGGTTCATAAAGTGCATTGGGTAAAGTACCTATTATCTGTAAGATCTCTCTTGTATCCATATCGCTATCAACAGAATACTGAGCAACATTTAAATAGTAAAGCTCATCTGTCGTATCAGTATAGGTTCTTTCTCGAATAGCTTTACGGTATCTATTTACAAAAGAGTTACGCATAATAGTATGGCACCAAGCCGAAAAGTTTGTGTCTGGAGTATATAACTCCTCATTATTTAATACTGCAAGAGAAGTTTCTTGGAGCAGATCACGGGCAGCATCTACATTTGCTGTCAGCCTACAGGCAAATTGATATAATTTGTCTTGAATAGCAAGCAGATTGCTGACAAAATTGGGAGTATTCATAATTCAACACCTCCTTCCAATGGACCAAAAGTCTCATTAAACATATTATTCATTAATGGATCAAAGGCAGGATGAAAGGTATCAGGATATACAAATAAAACATCTATTAACCCATCCTTATTTTCTCCTTCATTGATTTCAACAGGGAGATTTTCCTCATGCACCTTCTCTACGATATTACTCAAGAGTTTAGCATTCAATAATCGTCTTGTCTTCATGCTACTTATTTTTTGATATTAGTTAGATAATAATTCACCATTTGCCCAACGGTTTTTAATTTTAGTTTTGCTTTTATATTTTCCCTATGCCGATTCACTGTAGCCGTTGATATAGATAATTCATCTGCTATTTCAGCTGCTTGTAATCCATCTGCTATTAAAGCAATGACCTCTATCTCTCGAAAAGATAATTTGGAATCCAATTGCGGTTTGCAGATAACACCTTCGTCCTGGCATTCTCCTCGAAGAGGACAGCGTACCTCTTCAAATTGAAAGTATCCATGACGATCAATATCATAGTTCTGCTGATCATATTCACCAAAATCGCAACGAGCAAAACGATGAACTATTTTATATTCGAAATGATTTCTATTCCTTTCACTCTTGGAATAAAGTTCACTAAGCCTTTCAAAAGCTACTGGATACCTATCCCTAATAGTAATAAAAAGTGTTTGAACTAAATCACGGTTTGTTTCCTCTAATTTACGAACCGGATGATTGTGTTCTTTAATCATTACCTCGCCATCAGGAGTTGAATAAAATTCAATATTACTTAGAGCCATCATAAGCAATCTGTTTCAGTTCCTTCCATACTTCTTCGGTTATTATAGTTCCATTCCAGGGAGTAACAACATGAGGTGTTTTACTCATTTCCTCTTTAAAGCCATTCCATTCTTTAATGATATTGTCAATAAACTTTAGTTCTAATGGCTTAAATGAGTCATTCCGTAGTTTATAATAAAATGTAGGATAAGACATTCCACTTTCGGCCATTATCGCATTTCTAAGAATTTCCTTCTCAACATTACACAAGGAACTATAATAGTCTTTAAATACCATTTTACTCATTTTCTGTTCTTTCTCCATGCTCAGTATAATTTTTAGTGTTATATTTATATCGCAAATATAAACTATAGTTACGACGTAGCAAAACTATTGTTATTAAAACAAACTATCGTTTATGTTATTTAGACAAAATATAAATTATAGTTGTGTTATGTTTATAGGAGAAAGAATAAATAAACTTTTAGAAGAGAGGAAAATTACTAAGGTAAATTTATACACCTCTATTGGTATTAGCGGGCCGGGATTAGATAAAATGATTGCAGGAGCTAATGTACGAGTAGGCAGTCTTGAAAAAATAGCCGATTTTTTCAATGTGCCAATAGATTATTTCTTTGATAGAGAATTAGACAATGCTCATATTAATATCGGACATCATGTTAATGGCATTGGTAATAATGTATCTGGAGATATTACATTAAGTGAGTGCCAAAAAGAATTAGCGCATTTACAACAATTACTTGAAGAAAAAGAAAGAACTATTCAAATCTTGATGAGACAAAACAATAGTTAA